TAAAGATTCATGGCATCGAGGCAGTTAGGTCTTCCACTCCCTATGCATGTAGAGAGAATATTAAGAAGGCTCTCGAGATCATGATGAATGGCACTGAGTCGGATCTACAGAGATTTATATCCGACTTTAAGATTAAATTCATGCAACTGCCATTCGAGGATGTAGCATTTCCTCGAGGTGTCAACGGGCTAAATAAATACAAGAACGCAGTTTCTATCTACAGCACTGGAACTCCCATACAAGTAAAGGGTGCACTCCTCTTTAATCACATGCTGAAAAAACATAACATTACAAATGTGCAGCCCATATCAGAAGGCGATAAGATTAAATTTGCGTATCTAAAGATGCCAAATCCTGTAAGTGACACTGTTATATCTGCACCTGATATTATCCCAAAACAATTTGGCCTAGAAAAATACATCGATCGTGACATGCAATTCGAGAAGAGTTTTCTAGATCCAATTAAGTCACTTACCAATGTAATTGGTTGGCACACCGAAAAAATAGCAACTCTGGGAGATTTCTTCTAATGGTAAAAAAGCAAGAGATAGAACTTAAAAACGACTTCGGGTTTAGCCTCGTAACTGAGGAAGAATTGAAAGCGCACGAGAAGCAACTGAAGAAGCAAGTAGAGGAGCAGTCTAAGGTAATAGAGACTATTCCTGGAATGGTAGACAAACTAAATGGCTTAAGAGATATGATTATGCCCTTTCTCAATAATCTTGCTAAAGATCCTGACAAGACTCACATCGTGTGGCCAGATAGATCAGTTAAGATTAAGGAGTTCATCAATAAAATAAACAAATATGTGGACGGAGAATAATAGAGGTTTACATATATTCAAAAATGTTATATACTAAACAATAGACCCTTGTATATTGGAGATAATGATGTCACTTAAAGATCGTTTGATTAAAGCTTCTACCATCGAGTATACCGCTACCCTTACTGAGAGCAAAATCTACAGCAAGAAGGATGTTATTCCTACTACTGTTCCAATGATCAATGTTGCCCTTTCCGGTACAATCGACGGTGGTATCACTCCGGGTTTGACAATGCTTGCAGGTCCTTCTAAGCACTTTAAGACTGGATTTGCCCTATTATTGGCGAGCGCATTCTTAAAGAAGTATCCAGAAGGCATCATCTTATTCTATGATTCAGAATTCGGCACACCCCAGAAGTACTTCGAGACATTTGGTATTCCACTCGACTCAGTGGTTCATACTCCAGTAACCGACGTAGAAGATCTAAAGCACGATGTAAGTGTTCAACTACAGAACTTGACTCGCGATGATCGCGTCTTCATCGTTATTGATTCCATTGGTAATCTTGCATCCAAGAAGGAAACTGAGGATGCACTCGATGGAAAGTCAGTAGCTGACATGACTAGAGCGAAGGCATTCAAGTCTTTCTTTCGTATCGTCACTCCAAAACTGACTATGAAGGATATTCCCCTCGTAGTGATCAATCACACCTACAAAGAACTTGGTCTCTATCCTAAGGACATCGTAGGTGGTGGTACTGGATCTTACTATGGCTCTGATAATATTTGGATCCTCGGTCGCCAGCAGGATAAGGACTCAGACGGAATTCAAGGTTATCACTTCATCATCAACGTAGAGAAGTCCCGTTACGTAAAGGAAAAGTCAAAGATTCCTATTACTGTTTCATATGACGGTGGTATCAATCGCTGGTCAGGTCTCCTCGAGATTGCTATCGACGGGGGATATATTGTTAAGCCTAAGGCTGGTTGGTACGCAGTGGTTGATAAGGAAACCGGAGAAGTTAAGCAGCCTAGCATGCGAGCTGCAGACATTATAGATAGCAAAGATTTCTGGGTTAAGATGTTCCAAGAAACTGACTTCGCTAAGTATATCGAGAATCGTTATACGTTGTCATCAGGCGGCCCTATTATTTCCGCAGAAGAGGGAGAATAATGTCTATAGAAAAGTTAATATTTTCTAATCTATTATACAATAAGGATTATGGTCGTAAAACTATTCCATTCCTTCATGGCGAGTACTTTCACGATCAAAATGAAAAGGCAGTATTCAACTTAATCGATACCTATGTAAAGAAATATAACTCATTTCCTTCTAAAGAAGCTCTAGTAATTGAGCTCAGCAATGCTGGATCAATGAGCGACGACTTCTTTAAACAGACCAAGGAAATAGTAGAGAAGCTAGATCACGATGAAAAAACTGACTTATCATGGCTAGTGGATCAGACTGAGAAATTCTGCCAAGAAAAGGCAGTGTATAATGCTATCATGTCTTCTATCCAGATATTGGATGACAAGACTGGACAAAAGTCTAAGGGCTCTATTCCTCAGATACTATCTGATGCTCTAGCGGTCAGCTTCGATACTCACATCGGCCATGACTTCATAGAGGATTCAGACTCTCGCTTTGAATTCTATCACACTACAGAAGTTAGGATTCCATTCAACCTATCTTACTTCAATAAGATAACTCAGGGTGGATTACCTAGAAAGACTCTCAATATTGCCCTCGCTGGTACAGGTGTCGGTAAATCACTATTCATGTGTCACGCTGCTTCAGCTAATCTAATGAATGGAATTAATGTCCTCTATATTACTATGGAAATGGCTGAAGAGAAGATAGCAGAGCGCATAGATGCAAATCTCCTAGATATTTCTCTCGATCAACTTAAGGAAATGCCTAAGGTACTATACGACAAGAAGGTTGAGAAGCTTAAAGAAAAGACTAAGGGTAAGTTAATCATCAAGGAATACCCGACTGCATGCGCCGGCGCCGGTAACTTTAGACATCTCCTAAACGAGCTAAAGATCAAGAAGAACTTTACGCCGGATATTATCTACATCGACTATCTGAATATCTGCATGTCTTCTCGCATCAAGAACGGGTCAAATGTCAACTCATATACGTACATCAAGGCTATAGCAGAGGAACTTCGCGGATTGGCCGTAGAGCACAATGTCCCTATTGTCTCTGCAACTCAAACTACTAGAAGCGGGTTCTCAAACAGCGATGTTGGCTTAGAGGATACTTCCGAGTCATTTGGCCTTCCAGCTACAGCAGATCTAATGTTTGCTCTCATCTCTACTGAGGATCTGGAGCAGCAGGGTCAAATCATGGTTAAGCAGCTTAAGAATCGCTATGCAGATCTCAGTTCAATCAAGCGCTTTGTACTCGGAGTTGATAGGAGTAAGATGAGGTTATTTGATGTGGAGGATGTAGAGCAGGATGGATTACTAGACGGCCCAGTTATGGATAATACTAAGTTTGGAAGCGAGGACAGTGAAAGATCTAAGCCCAAATTCGATAAGTCAAAGTTCAAGGGATTTAAGTAGGAGTTAAATTACATGGATTATCGCATGATCAAGGATAAAGGTAAGTACAAAATCGTCGAGAATAAGACTAATCATGTTGTATTTGAGAGCAATCAGCATGAAGAGACAGTAAAGCAGGGAAATCATTGGAATAAGGGTGGTGGATTTGCTGGATGGACACCATCATTTATTTTAAAAAAAATAAGCCTGACATATAATTTAGCAGAGACTTGATATAAATAGATTCATGAATGATATGTATTGCTAGTGCACAGCAAAGAGGCAAGTCGTATAATAACGCAGGAATAGTCGAGAGAAAACGGTGGGGTTCCGCTCGACCATATCATTTTTCTATATGGGGATGAGCTCACGGGTTCATCCCCTTTTTTATTATAAATATAGTAAAACGTGGTAGAGGTTTACATGACTAAATTTCAAAATGAACTAGATATGGAAAAAGCTATTGCATCTGCTAATAAAAATCGCGATGTTTTATATAATCGAATATTAGCCGATAAAGAAGCTTCTGATATTGTTAGAGAATTGTCAAAATTCTCTTTAACTTGGAAATGCTATATTTTCTCTAAAAGCATAGCTTTTCGTGTCGGCAAAAGCTCGATAAAAAGTTTTAGTTCTTATCCTGATGGATTAAAAACATCTGTTTCAGGTGTATCAAAAACCGTATTCGAAAATATAGATCCGATGGTGTCTATGACAAAGCAAAATAGAGTAATCTTAATTGCTGCTTATTTTTTATCTAAAGATCCTAGTAAAGTTCTTACAGAATCGGATAAAACTGAAGCTGTAGAGTCTGAGCAAGTTATTAGTACTCAATACCAACTTCAACACTTAATTAATGAATATGGTTCAGTCAAATTAATTGTTGGAAATCAGTCATATGATGTTAATATATTTGAGCAAGTATCTGGGCGTCCTAAAGCAGACATGGTATTTAAAGATGGAATAATATCAAAAATATTTGTGTCTCATAAAAAAGGATCTAAAGCTGGAGATTTCCAACAATATGGTGGTTTCTCAGTAGATTTAGGTATTACTGATAAATCTACTGCTAAGTCATTTCCAGAAATTGATAATTTTATTACAGAAGTAGAAATTATATTTAAAGCTTTAGATCTTAGTAAAAATTCTGATGGAAGATATGATTTTAATCAATTGAAAAAAGGATCTAATTTTGCTAAATTAATTAGTGATGCATCTGTAGCTTATAAAGTTATGTTTGGTAAAGACTATTCTACAGGAGTTATAGGCTTAAATAACTGTTCAATTCTTATAGATGGAGATATAAAGTTTATTCCAATTGCAGGAAAAGGACTTAATGTATTTAAATTACAGGGTAGTTATCACACTACTGTAAATCCATTATTAGGAGGTCCCACTTTTGTCTCCAGTGGAAATGATATATATTCACCGGCAATGTTTTTAATTAAATCAGAAGCACAGGGATTAAATCAAGCTGGTTTTTCTAATGTACGCGCTGTTATTTGGCCAAATAATAGTGTTGTAAAAAGTTATTCAGAGAAATTTAAGAATTCACTTGAAGCTGCTAAATCTAATTCTAAATCTAAAATTGATCAATTAAAGAAAGATTTACTAAAATGATAACATTTAAAACATTCTTAGTTGAGTCTTTAGAAGTTGATAAGCTTAAACACCTTGAACACGCAGAGGATCACATCATTCATGGTGGTCACGAGGGAGTTGGTCACTCAGCAGATACTATGGCTGACATCGATGCATTTATGCAAGGTCTAAAATCCGGATCAACTATCACTACGAAGTACGACGGGTCACCATCGATAGTATTTGGAATTGATCCAGAAAGTGGTAAATTCTTCGTAGCTTCTAAATCGGCATTTAATAAGAATCCAAAGATAAACTTCAATGATAAAGATATCGAGGAAAATCACGGTCATGCTCCTGGATTAGTAGCCAAGTTAAAGGCAGCGCTCAAACATCTTCCAAAAATTATGCCAAAAGATGAGAAGGGTAAACCATCTGGAGTTTATCAAGGAGACTTCATGTACGATAAAGGAGATCTTGCTGGTAATACAGAGGATTCAAAGGAATTTAGCTTTACTCCAAACACAATCACCTACTCTGTTCCGAAGACCGGTCCAGAAGGTCGCAAGGTCAATAAGTCAGATATAGGATTCGTCATACATACCAAATACGAGGGTAAAACACTAGCTGATATGAAAGCTGGGTTTGACATAGATCAGGATGCATTTGGCAGGGATCCAGACGTTAATTTAATAGATCCTAGAGTAGATCCTACTAAGATTCGCTACAGCTCTTCGATGAAGAAGGAATACGATTCCAAAATAGAGGCCGCAACCAAAGTGTATTCAGACATGGATCCAGAAACTTTGGATAATCTCGGAGATCATGTAATTCCAATGAAGACTTACATAAACTCCACTGTTAGGGACGAAACTATTCCTTCAGTCGGCGGTTACCTGCAGTTCCTTGAATCCAAGAAGCAGAGGGAATTGTCTAAGGTAAAGACAGACAAAGCTAAGCAAAAAATAGTAGATGCTGCTGATAAACTGATAGATGGAATTAAAGAAAAGAAGGACGAGTACAAGAAATTATTCGAATTACACGGTCACCTTCAAAAGGCTAAGGATGTCTTGGTTAGGGGTTTGGGAAATCCTACTCCGTATAAGAATACTGTAGGTGGAAAAGAAGTTAAGCCAGAGGGATTCGTTGCTACTCGTAATGGTAGACCTACTAAGTTGGTAGATCGAGCTGAATTTAGCAAGAATAACTTTGCTAATAATAGAGGTAAGGGTGATACAGAGGCAACTCCAAACGAAGAATCAGATACTACGAAACCACACGTACTGGCCTTCGGCCGCATGAATCCTCCGCATGCGGGCCATAAGCTTCTTGCTGATAAAGTGTTGGAATTGGCAAAAGGCAGAAATGCAAGTCACAGCGTTGTCCTTTCGACTTCACAGGATCCTGAAAAGAATCCTCTAACACCTGAGCAAAAGGTAAAGCATGTTAAGAGAATGTTCCCAGATGTTAATGTAGAAGTTGCAAGTAAAGATGCGCCCAGCATTATTCAGCAGGCAAAAAAACTGGCTGCGAAGGGAATCGATCACCTCATATTAGTAGCAGGTTCAGATCGTGTAGATGAATTTAAGAAGTTACTCGATAGCTATAATGGCAAGGAATATAATTTCAAGAGAATCGACGTGGTGTCTGCTGGAACTAGAGATCCTGATGCAGATGAAAATGATCCATCAAGCGTATCAGCTACACGCCAGAGAAGTTCTGCTCTCAATAATAAATTTGGAGATTTTAGGAAAGGTATTCCTGCGAGTATGAACGATGAACATGCTAAAGAACTATTCAACGACGTTAAGCAGGGGATGGATATAAAGATAGACCAAAACACCAGTGGGATATCACTGGCAAGATATGCCAAGAGAGACGACGTAATAGGTGTCAGAGCAAGGCAAGAGAAGCAGAGAAGAGAGATAACTCAGCAGATTATGAAAAAGCAGAAGAAAACCTCTGTTGTTAAAAAGAAAGGTATATAATGACATATATTGATGATTTGACGGTAAGACCTAAGGTTAGTGATTCATCCAATCCAATAGATTATGCGGAGGATTGGTGCTGGATAAAAACAGATACGGGAGCATGGATAGGTCCTAGAGAAGAGTGGATTAAAGAGCACGTTCCAAATATTCAGAAATACGTCAAAAAATATGATATAGTAGTTCAGGCAGGTGGTTGTCAGGGTATGTATCCTCGGATGCTGTCTGATATGTTTAAGCATGTCTACACGTTCGAGCCAGATCCACTAAACTTTCACTGCTTAGTCAACAATTGTCAAAAAGATAATATAACAAAGATCAATGCCTCTCTAGGTGATAGGCATGCAATGGTTGAAGTACAAAGAATGAGCATGCATAATGTAGGAACTCACAGTATTCATTTTGATTCGGAGAAATCTACTGGGCTTGTTCCACAATTGATGATAGACGATCTAAAACTAGATAACTGTGATCTGATAATGCTAGATGTAGAAGGATTTGAGTATAGGGTTCTCAAAGGAGCTATAAAGACTATAGAGAAGTTTAAACCAGTAATTTTTGCAGAGAACTTTGCAGACAATGTTCACAATACGCTCTCTTACTTTGGCTATACACATATGGGTACTTCAGGCGCAGATCACATATATGTTGTAGCTTAATTGATTATAAATAATTGTGTTGCAGAAAGCTACGGCAATCCTGCGTTGTTTGGTTAAGCCTAAGGGAATCACCAATGTCTAAAAAAGAAAGTCTCCAATCTAGTCCTCAGCTAGTTTTAGAAGAGCATCGCGGGGTTGCCGTAGCCCTTTCGCATAAGCAAATAGTATCACTATATAAAAAGTCAACACAATCGGGTATTCCATTTGAGATCCTTCAAGAGATCTTTCAAAGAGGCTATGCAGTGGATTTGTCCGAGAATACTGCTTTTAATAGAATAAACTCATTTATATCAGGGGGAGCAGCAGTAAAAATGGACGAAGACCTCAATGAAAATGGATTATGGGCAAATATCTGGGCCAAACGTCGAGCTGGTAAGCCTATGCGTAAACCGGGTTCTAAAGGTGCTCCTACTAAAGCTGCATTTAAGAGTGCTCAAGAAGAGTATGATTATCAGATAGATGAAGCAGAAGAATCAAAATATACTAAAAAATATCGCGACATGTATGGTGAAGAGGCTATGTACAAAAATAGCACATCAGATTATAATACTACTATGGAAATAATTAAGAGGGTTATTAGCGAAAATAGGGCCAAGAAATGATGGGATTTAAGGAATTCATATCAGAAGATAAAAATGGCTATAAGAGCGAGACCGGTGGCCTAACTCAGAAGGGCAGAGACCACTACAATAGGGAAACAGGTAGTAACCTTAAGGCTCCAGTTACCACGAAACCTTCCGAGTTAAAGGCAGGAAGTAAGGCAGCAAATCGCCGCAAGTCATTTTGCTCTCGCATGGGCGGGATGAAGAAGAAGATGACTTCTGCTAAGACGGCAAATGATCCCGACTCACGCATCAATAAAGCATTAAGGAAATGGAATTGCTGATGATTGGGTTTAAAGAATTTATATCAGAGAACAAGCAAGGAGATCTGCACGTCTATGATATAGATGACACGATGTTTCACACTACTGCTAAGGTAAAGGTCAGGAATGCAAATGGAAAGATAGTTAGATATCTTTCAAATTCCGAGTTCAATGATTACAAGCTCAAACCCGGTCAAAAGTACGACTTCAGTGAGTTTAAGAATGCAAAGAAATTCCACGACGAGTCGCACCCAATTAACAAGATGCTATCTCACGTAAGGAGAGTACACGCATCGGTTAAGAAGAAACCGAATAGCAAGGTTATTATAAATACTGCAAGATCTGATTTTGACGATAAGCAGAAGTTTCTAAGTACCTTTAGAAAGAACGGCATAGATATAGATAATATCCACGTTCATAGGGCTGGAAATATTCAACAGCCGGGAGAACATCCGGCTAATGCTAAGGTAAGAATAATTAGGGACTATATAGAGAAGAATGGTTACAAGAGAGTACTAATGTACGACGATAGTAAGACAAATCTAAGAGCACTCTTAGATATGAAAAGAATTTATCCTAATGTCAAATTTGTGGCGTTCCATGCACAACCAGATGGAACTATTAAGAACTTTAAAAATGGAGATAAATGATGGAAAGTATGATTTCAATGATTGGGCCAATCTTTTTTATTATCGGTGCTGGATATATTGTTTACTTGATGATTACTAAAAAAGAAACTGTTAAGAAAGCAGTTGCTGAAGTTGAAGCTGAAGTAATTCAAGAAGTTAAAAAGGTCGGTAGGAAGATTAAGAAAGCTGTAGATACTAACAACGACGGCAAAGTTAGCTTAAAAGAAGTTGAAGATGCTATTGTTAAGGTAGCTAAAAAAGTTGGACGACCTAAGACAAAAGCGTAAGGGATTAAAAAATGGAAGAGCTCATTAGCGAGATGAAAATTACTCTAGCAAGTGTGTTTGCTTTGTATCTAAAGACGCATGCATTTCATTGGAACGTAGAAGGTCCTAACTTTCCACAATATCATGAATTTCTAGGAGACTTATGGGTAGAAATATTTGGTTCGGTTGATCCAATAGCTGAAGAGTTAAGAACTCTTAGATCTTATGCTCCCGGATCTTTCACCAGATATATGGATCTTTCACTGGTTAAAGATGAGCTTAATATCCCTTCGCCTATGATTATGTTCAATAAGTTGCTCGATGATAATATAATAGTTATAGAGCAACTTAAAAAGACTCAGATTCTCGCTGAGAATGAAAATGCAGTAGGATTAGCCAATTTTCTCCAGGATAGAATAGATAAGCACTATAAGCATGACTGGATGATTAGATCTATTACAAAGGTATAAAGATGGAAAATAAATTTAAATCCCTTTCTTCTGTTTTCAGAGAAATGAGTCTTAATAGAAGAGCTCAGTTCAAGATGAAGGTTATTGATGAGAGTCATAACGTTCATGTCGACGACGGCAGAAGCTATGATAGTGAACCTCATGAAAAAGATATCGAGCATGTAAATGCCGGAGTCAAAAAGCATGGGGGTGAATTCGCGGGTTATACTGATAAGGGAGTTAATTTTAAGTTTAAGAATTCAGACTCTGCCGATCAATTTAAAAAGCACGTACGAGGCGCGCCGCATAGGACTATGTTTGCTGAAGAGCACATAGATGAGAAGCGCAGTAAAAGTTACAAGTCTCCCTGGGATAAGATAGAAAAGGCAAAGCCAGGTATAGGCAAGCGCATCGACGATGCAGTAGCTGCGCTAAAGCAGAATTCTGCCGACTACCAAGCTGTCTTAAATGGGGAAAAGGCTAAGAAAGACAAGAACGAAGATGTCATGTTTGGTAAGGGACCTCCAGATAACATGTCTTCGCCTGCAAATTCTCAGACTCCTATCAATTCTCCGTCACCGGTACTATCACTTCCTAGAATAAATCCTGCTGCAGATGCTGTTATGCTGAAGGGTAAGACTTCTTCTCCTTCTATGCCTAGTGTTTATGGCAAGTGGCCATTTACTGAGGAAAAGAAAGATACTCCAGATCCTAAAGCTGAAAAGATGGATAAGAGCATAAAAAAAGACGGCGACCTCGATGATGCTAAGGAAATTAAGGGCGGAAAGACAGACGTTGATCTAGAGCCCGAGACAGATGATAGCGTAAATGCGGACAATGAAGAAGATAAGGTCGCGCATAAGGGTGTAAAAAAAGCTAATATGCTAATCGGTCAAAAGGGCGCGCCACTAAACAAAAAAGTTCCAGTTAAAGAAAGTACAGCAGGAGAAACTACTATGAATAATTTGGTTAAAAATCACGGCCTATCAGATGCTATAATAGCAGCTGCTAGGGAGATCCTAGAAAAGAAGCTAACTCCTAAACAAAAAGACATCGCCGGAGTTGCTGGTCACCCAGGAAAAATCGATGCAGCTGACCTTGCTGCTCTTCGTTCTGGTAAAAAAATAACAGAAGATAAAGATCAGGATCACTTTGGTAAGCAGTCACAGAAGATGCAGGATGCTATCAACTTGCATCTTCGTAATGGCAAAAACTATAAAGGAGCCGTAAAGGCTGCCATGGTTCACGTCAAGGAAGAGACTCGCAACACCGGAGGAAAGCTCGGCGATCATCAGGGCCTCATCAAATACACAGATAACCTCGGCATGAAGCATATAGATAGACACGATCTATTGACTGCTGCATCTCATATGGCATTTGGCAACGAGAGTCATCTAGCGAAACACGTTAAAGCCTTAGACACAGATGTTCGTGACAAAGTTAAAGAATACCTTTCACCCGAATTCAAAAAACGACATTTGGAAGAAGAAGTAGAGCAGATCGATGAACAAGTGTCATTCAAGAAAACAGAATCTGGTGATCATCACATTCATCACAACGGCAAACGAGTAGGAAAAATCACAAAGACGAAGTCTATGGGCAGTTTAGGTTATTCAGTTCGTATTGGTAATGACGAAGCCGGAACCGAGACTTCGCTTCCCAAAGCAAAAGAATCTGCTAAGTACCACTTAACATCTAGTGAGTCACCGCTCAAAGAACAAGAAGAACTTGACGAAGCAGCAGTACCACTTAATCACAAAAAAGCAATGATAAACCATTATGGTCCTGGTAAAGTTACAATTAACAAAAAAGATGGTATGATTAGTCATACCGGTAATGGTGAAACAAATTCTCATGCATACGACCCAAATGAAAAACAACCAATTGGTCATCATGTGGGCACTATAACTGTGGCTGAAGAAGTAGAACTTGATGAAGCAATTTCAAAAATGTCTGACGGTCGTCTTAAGTGGCATATTAATACTGGTGTACCACACGGCAGTTATACCAAGGACGAAATGAAAAAAGAAAAAGATCATCGTTTAAAGGCTGATCCTATAGGTTATCGTAATGCAAAACCGGCTATGAAAGAAGAAGTAGAACTCGATGAAGCCAATTCTCATCGTGAAGTTAACAATTTGAAATCTAAAGGAAAACATCACGAAGCTGGCGACCTTGCTGCAAAATCTGGCCATCTTCGTCAATATGGTCCACATTTTGGTATGCGTTCTGGCAAAGAAGAAGCTCAACGTCAGTTCTTTAAGGGATATGATAGTGTAAAGAAAACCAATGAAGAAGCAGAAATCGATGAAGCTCTAGGTTCGATAGATAATTTTAAAAAAGCTTCTAAGTTTGGACCAGAACGTGTGGGTGCTATGATCCGTGGTGAAAAGGCTCGTAAGGCAGAGATGGCAAAGGTATCAATAAAAAGACCTATTGGTCACAGAGTTGTTGCTGTTGGCCCCAATCAAACAGAAAAAGAAATAAGTAAGCAAAATTTTGAAGAAGAAGTCGATCATAAAAAAGAAAGATCAGAGCTTATTAATAAAGCAGCCGGTCACAATATTCCTTCAAAGATGAGAGAAAAGATTCGTAAGGCAGCCGATCTACATGGTATGGCTGCAAAGGATCCTGAGAAGTATGCAGCTGCTGCATTAGCAGCATCGAAAGCATTAAACGAAGAAGATGATGGTTGGTATGCACACCATGAAATTCATGGATCTAAAGGAATTTCTAAAGAAGATTGGAAAAAAGGTGTTAGAATGAATTCTAAAGGTGAACGTGTTAAAACAACCAAAGAAGAAGCCGAGCGGATCGATGAGCTTAGTCGCACCGGCATCTTGCAAAGATACTCTGATAAAACTAGACGTCTGGTAGATCGAGGTGTAGAAGAGCCTGAAAAAAGAGAAAAAATGAGATTTCTAGCCGGCAAAAAACGTTGGGGTAGTACTGGCGGTATTGCTTCAGCTAAAGTTCCTGCTACTAATGAAGAAGTTGAGTTCTCTGATGCTGAGATCGCACGCATTGAAGCTATATTAAACACTGTAGAATAATTATGGAATTACATTATGTTTTTGGTACCATCCAATAAGATTGACAATAAGAAGTTACTTGACAGTTTTGAGATAATTAGGGACGAGTATTTGTCCTTAATGAGTGAGGATTTTATCGACTACATCTCTGTTAGAGAAGGCATCAATAATATATTGAATAATGGCCCTTCTAATAATGGTGAAAGTTGGCAGGTATATCCTATTATATACAAGTCACAGGTTTATCCTTATAAGAAGAAACTTAGGACTGCTGAGATACTAATGGACTTAGGAGTTACACCGATACTCTCTGCCTTTTCTAACTTGGCTGGGAATAGTGAGATAGCTCCACACAGGGATTATGACGAAAATACTGTAGGCGGTTATAGTAAAGTGATTAAGTATCATCTTTCTCTCAGTACTCCCGTAGATGGAGAGTGTATGCTAGGTCACGGTGTTGGACAAGAAAGAGAAGCTAGGGAATTAAAGGCAGGAGACCTCAATGTGTTCGACGAGAGTATAACACACTGGGTTAAAAATAATGGATCTAGCACTCGCGGAGTTCTACTGATCTCATTCTTAAAGAAGGACATCTATTGATGATAGAACTGGTTGAAAAGATTAGGAAGAAGATGAAGGCGCCGCACACTTATGCAGCACCCGCTTTTTCGTCTACCAGCAGAGGAGCTAACTCCGATCAAGGTGGAATAGGCGATAAGAACCAAGTAGTAGGCTTGACTGATGAGATTGCATATAATCCAATTAGGGGAAAACCGGTTCAGATGTCCTCAGTCGCTATAGTTAAATCAAAAAATGCACCCGCAAGCACTAGTTCTCTGCAGAGATCAGCTGATTCTCGTAGGAGTGCACTAAATAAACAGGCAGTAGATCAAAATACTCTGCAACTAAAGAACAAGCAAACTCAAATAAATGATAGGGAAAAAGAGATGTCAAAGCAAAATCCAGTTGGTCAAAGACAGAAGATACCATCCTTTAAGCAGACTCTCAAGAAGATGCACGAAGAAACTGAGCGAACCGGATCAGAACATCCAATTGCACAGGCTCGTAAGGCTATTTCACTTAGAGGGCAATATACATTTACTCACATCAATGGTGATAAGCATAGGATGGATCCTAAGGTAGCTCACAA